GAGGACATATAATACAATACATGTTTGGTGACGTTCTAGATCATAAAAAAGGCACTAGAAGAAAGCAACAAGGATATAGCCATGAAAAGCATAAAGGTTGACATAGTAGTGTTTGATGACGAACAAGAACAAGTGCTAGAAGAATTTATAGAGAGATACAGTTTAAGTTATGCAAACAGTTATGCAAGAGCAGAGGACTATCGTGAATATGAGAGTGTTGAAATGTCACAAAAACTCTACACAATGTTACAACTGTTAGAGAACAATTGGCACATTGAAAAGAGTGTTGGTGCTGTTGGGGAACAGTAGACGCACAGTAGTTATGATATAGATACAAGTAGGCCCCACCAAAAAAATCTAATTAAATCAATGACTTAGCGTGAAAAATTCAAGTAAACCGTGCGTAAACCATGTGTAACACCACGGTAGACACCCAATCTCACGGTAGATTTTGGTAAAAAAACCACTCTTAATTGTCCAAAACCTCTTGACAACCGTGTAGTATGGTGCTATCATAGTGTAAAATAGTAGAAATAGTGTCTCCTAGCCGTATGACACCATGCAACACCCTAAAACCATCCTTAAATGGTGGAGAGGGTCTAAATGGTTCTCTTTTGGGCACCCACAGTCTTGACACAGTGAGTCTATCGTGTTATACTATGAGAGAATGGTGAGGGGCCGTCCTACTGTGGCGGGAGACGGTGCGGACATTGTGTGCTTTAGTCTCATCTCGCTAGAACCGTGGGTGGCACATATATTCTTTTGCCCAAGTGCATCCTGTAGAAGCCCTTCCTATTACGCATTTGCTCAGAGCGTGTTGCCCAGCGTAGATTACCCTTTACATAACCCTTGTCATTGTCTATACGGTCCAAACTACACTCTGTCTTACCTTGTGAAAAGACTTCACCTACTTCTCTAAGAAAGCATTCAAAGTCCCAAAAAAGGTCTTCGTCCCAGAGTGGATCTAAACGCTTGTAATGTGTTTCATACTGTCTTGTGTATAGTCCTCGCCAAATACGAAATTCTCTTGGATATTGTGTAGAGAGGGGTTCCCAGGCTCGCTCGCCTCTTGTAGGTTTACCGTTAGTGTATCTCATTTTTACCGCATGCCTTTCAGGCCTCTTCTACGCAAGTAGTCTTGTAGAGCACAGTGCAGTCGCCAAGCTTCATCAGTAGGATCTGTAGCTAGGTGTTCTAAGAGTTCTTCAATGGTTATCTGGTAAATGTGTAAAATTTGTCAAACCCTCCCTGCTCAGCCGCCAGTTTGTCCCAATACTCTGCAAGCTCTTGTGCAAGTGTTTCTTTGGGTCCAATCCACTCAATCTTCATACGATCTGCATCAGCGTTGATGATACCTTTCGATTCGTCTTTGACTTTGACATGGCTAATCACAACACCTTTGGTTTGTGCTGAATCAATTAATTTTTCCCAGTGGCGCCAATTTGCCATTGAAGGATCTGCAAAAGTATAATAATCCTCTTGTGAACGAATTGTTTTGAAATGTATTTCCCAATAGTCTGAACCATTTGAGCCATTTGTTTTGTTTTGCACACTGGTTATGAACAGTGCGTCATTTTCTATTACACGATATTTTGCCATTTTCATCTCCTTATTGTTTGTTTATTATACACTCTTAGTTCTCTTTTGTCAATAGTATTTATCAATTTGATAAATATCATAAGCAAAAAAGGAGAATGGTAATGAGAGACACAACCAAAGAACTAGACGCCGCACTAAAAGGCCTTAAACAACTCAACGATAGACAGGTATTACTCAACGGATTGATAGCTGTGACCATGCTGTGTGTGCCCATATTAACTATATCAACAGTGTTGTGGCAATGGCTAGGATAAAACGAGTAAAAGCCACAGACTCTACAGATGGAGCATGGCAATCAGAGCAACTACGTCTAGGTTGGTATACAAAAGACTACGATTTTTCTACAAATGAATTTGTAATGGGTCGTTGTGAAGATATAAAAACAATAACACCACGCCAAGCAAGGCTACTTGCTTACAATTCAGCGGAAGAACTATCAGATGCACATATACACGAAATTTGGGGAGAGTAGTATGCCCTGGGGATATTTTGAAGTAGATCCTAAGTTTTACGGTCAAGATTTTAGAGCAGGTGTTGCACCTACAAAGAAGTCTAACATCTCAACTGATAAAACCTATTGTCTTGTAGGTTGTGAACCAGACACCATGTATCGTCCTGGCACAGAACCCAAGGGTTTTCGTTGGTTCTGGTGGGACAATTCAATGTTGCCACATCTAAGACATCCTTCACCGTCTAATCCAAACGCTAACAAATTATGGTCAAGACTAACATACTGTGGTTGGAACATGCCAGAACATCACATGCCAAGATGGGACGACAGACAGCGTGTGAATGACATACTGCAACACAACAGTGGTGGCGTCATACGAGATATTAGCCAACTGTGGGGCGGAACCCAATCTAGTTCACCTCTATCAAACCGTCGTTGTTTGGTATTGCGTTCATCGGACAGAAACTACAGAGAATTCTATGGCGAGACATGGGATCAATATTGGGCTAGAATAGAACCTGTGCTTAAACAGCATGGTTTTGAATACACTGTAAGAAGAAAAGTAGCAATTAAAGCTAGAATAGGCAACCAAGTGGTAGATGAAATCCGTAGAGGTGGTTATGATTGTGTTTTAGCCAATCATTCAGCAGGTGCAAGTGAAGCAGTTGTTACAGGCACACCTGTTATCACAACATCACATTGGAATCCCACTAGAAGAGTGTCAACACCATGGGAACACTTTGAAGCAACAGGCGATGTTATACAATATGACGCAGAAACTGTGGACAGTTGGGTCACTGCCATATGTGGATACACCTATTATAGACCAGAATTAAACACACTCAGCTGGATTGATTATCATCCAGATGCAAAATATCTAAAGGAGGCAAAAAATGCCATTTAAAAAAGTATATGACAATCCTAATGGCATACCAAGAGAATGGATTACAAAATATTCAATGGCAAAAGCTCAGGCAAGAGCACTAGGACAAGAATGGGCTTTTGAATTAGAAGATTGGTATGACATGTGGGAACGATCAGGTGTCAAAGAACACAGAGGACATAAAATACATCAATACTGTATGGTGCGTAAGGACCCAATAGAAGCATGGGGTGCTCACAACTGTATAATTGTTGCTAGGAGAACACACATGAGAAAACACTGTTATGAAAAAATGTTGAAAACAGTCAAAACAACTGAATGGACTGACAGCCATGACATCAACTACGAGAAAGACAATGAGCTTGTATAGTGATCTAAGAAAAGAATACCTCACTGAATGGCGAGTATGGTATAAAATGCACTATTCATGTGAACACGATCTTGAATATTATGTAGAAACACAGGTGTGCGACGAATGGCATGGTGAACAGGGGTTTGTCAATTGGCTTGATGATCTAGGTCCGCGTCCAGGCAATGATTATGTGCTTACTAGAGTTAACAAGATAGGTGATTATGAACCAGGCAATGTGATATGGGCTAAAAAACCTCAAGCATATTCTACAAGACGACTAGACCATACAGAATATGGACATTGGCGTAAAATAGCATTAGCAAATGGCATACATGGTGAATGTTTTAGACGCAGAGTAAAAGAATTTGGTTGGACCTACGAACAAGCCAGTAGTTTACCTGTAGAAAATGGTAAAAGATTGGCAAGTAGATATGTTTGAACAAGGTGACCCATACGACACACTAATGGATTTGGTTAAATTTGCTAACCATGCAGACAAACATTTGAATAATCTAATCAAAAATCAAAAGGTTTTATTAGACACACTAAACAAAACACAAGAACAAATAGAATTGCAAAGCAAACGAATAGACTTATTAGAAAAAAGGATCTATGACATTGACAAAAGTTGACATAATTGGCAATGGTGCCAGCAACACACTATACACACCCAGTGACAGATATGTCATCTGTTGCAATATACCTCAACACGGATACACATACAATGCACTGTCAATCATAGACGCAAAAGTTGTGTATTGGATGAGAAAAAACAAATGGCATCCTCGTGTGCCAGTTTACACAACACAAGAAACAAAAGAATTAAAATTTAAACAAAACATTGAAGGAGATTGGTTTTCTGTATACAACAAAATCAATCATTGGAACGCAGGATTACATGCCGCCAACTACATGGCAAAACCTCAAGGCGAAATACACCTATGGGGCTTTGACAGTATGTGGAGCAAAGATTGCACAAGTCAAATGGACACACTTGTGCCTAGGGCTAATCGTCCTCCATTGCATCAAAGATGGTGGCCTATATGGAATGAAATATTTGATAGACACACAGATACACAATTTATTATATATTCACCACAAGGAGTAGAACATGCGTTTTCCAAACCCAATGTCAGACAGTCACAAGAAAATAAACAATTGGCTTAAACAGGTAATTGCAAAACCAAGAAAGAAAATAGGAGGACATGCAGTGTGTCCTTACCTAAGTGATTATTGGGAAAAAACTATGTTGGTCGAAACTACTACACCTGAAAATGTAGTTGAAGGTTTTCGCCACTTCAAACACATTTTTAATTTAGAAGCTGTTGTTGTGAATGGTTTTGACTGGGAATATGATTACATGCACCAACAGATAGATCTTTGGAACAAACGCTATCGCAAACATGATGTTATATGTTTAGGTATGCACCCTGACACAGAACAAGAACCTTTGGGATTTGCTTATACCTATACACATGAGCCTTTGATTATTATACAGCGTATAAGCACACTAAAACAAAGCCGTTTGCAGTTGAAAGAGACTGATTACTACACCTATTTCAACAGAAAGACTAAATAATACTGACGCTATATAACCAAGGAGATACAATGACTATTACTCTTAGACAAGAATCAGCAACAGGCGCAACTACCAAAGGTAGTGCTTTAACCTATACTGAATTAGACAATAACTTTGTTCATTTGCTCCGTCAAGGCTCAGTAAGTGTAGGCGCTGACAGCGGAACGCAACAAACACTTGGTGAAGCAGACAGAGATTCATTATTATCAATCATAGGTGGCACAAATGTCACCACAACTGTAAGTGCACCAGACTCGGCAGGAGCAACTACAGTCACAATCAATTCAAGTGGTATTGCAAATATTGTAGAAGATACTTCACCACAACTGGGTGGAGCATTAGATGCACAATCTAACAACATAACAAGCCTAGGCACAATCAACACACATACCATACCAGGTGGCACAGGCACTTTTGCACTAACAAGTGACATCACAGGTATTTCAAATGTTGTAGAAGACACAACACCACAACTTGGTGGTGATTTGGATTTAAATTCAAATGACATCACAGGCACAGGAAATGTTGATATCACAGGCACAGTTGTTGCACAGAGCACACTTAACACACAAACAGGCACAACTTATACACTTGTGCTAACAGATGCAAGTAAATTAGTCACATTAAACAATGCAAGTGCTATAACACTTACTATTCCACCTAACAGTTCAGTTGCATTTCCAGTAGGCACAAAAGTTGATTTATGTCAATTGGGTGCAGGCACTGTGACAGTAGCAGAAGGTGCTGGTGTGACTGTAAACGCTACACCAACTAAAGATTTTAGAGCACAATATTCAGCAGCAAGTTGTATAAAAATTGCAACAGATGAATGGATATTGGTTGGTGATTTAGCGAGCGCATAATGAGTATAGTAGGTTTAGGATTAGGAATAACAGCAAGTGCCAACTTTGAAGTTGTCGCAGAAGCAGAAGTAACCCGTCGTAAAGTTGGTATAATTGCCAATGGCAACGCACAAGTAGACACAGCACGAAGTAAGTTTGGCGGTGCAAGTGCCCTATTTGATGGAACTGGTGATTACATTACAACAAGCAATGACACACAATCAGAAATAGGGACAGGTGCTTGCACTTGGGAATGTTTCTTTAATGTTGATACTGATACAGGTAGTTCAAGTTCTACAATAATAAGCAATAGAACAGGTAGCTACAGCACCGGCGAAGTGCAGATGCTGTTTCGCAATTCAGACCTAAAAGTTCAGGTAAATGGTAATGGCACAGGTGCATTTAGTGCAAATGGTGTTGGTTCAGCACTTGCTTTGGATACTTGGCATCACTTTGCTTGGGCGAGAGATGCAAGTGGCAATTGGGCTGTTTTTGTAAATGGTTCAAGAGTTGCCAATGGCACAGGATACACACAAGAGTTGGCTGCACAGGGTATTGGCATAGGCGGAATGTTAGACGGCACTTTACCATTTAACGCAACTGGTAATGGTTGGATAGACGAAGTCCGTATTTCAAATACAGATAGATATGGTGTAGGAAATACCACATATACTGTGCCTACATCTGCATTTAGAAATGATGACAACACAAAATTATTGCTACACATGAATGGCACAGATGCCAGCACATTCTTTGAAGACGACAACGGCGATCATGGAACCAACAGAACCGCTGTAAGTGTGGTATCAAATGGCGGTGCACAAGTAGACTCAGCACAACGATATTTTGATACTGGCAGTGCTCTATTTGATGGCACAGATGACTATCTACAAGCAGATAGTTTAGGATCAATAGCAGGATCAGGTGAAGACTTTACAATAGAAGGTTATTTTAGATGGGCCAGCACTACAGGCGGACAAGGGTTGATGTCAGATCGTCCACCTACTTCAAGTGGATACACAACCAATAACTTTTACCTAGAAAAAAACAGTTCAAACACACTGTTTTTTGGTTTTAGCGGTGGAGGAGATATCACTGGAACCAGCAGTGTAACAACAAGCACCTGGTATCATATTGCTGTTGTGCGTAATAGTGGAACTACAAGTCTATACCTTAATGGCACACAAACTGGATCTACTCTAAGTTATACTGGTGCTGTTGGTGATGGCACATTTAGCATAGGCGCAGTAGTTGGACAATATATGAACGGACACATTGATGAAGTGCGTGTGTCAGATATAGCAAGATACACAGCAAACTTCACAACACCTACAGGTCCATTTACTAATGACTCAAATACTTTATTGTTGTTGCATATGGATGGCGAAGATGCTTCAACTACATTTACAGATGACAATACCTCAGGTAGAAGTCAAACAAGTCTTGTAGGACTTGGCACAGCAGACATTGACACAGCACAAAGTAAATTTGGCGGCGCAAGTTTCTATGTAGATGGCACAGGAAGTGATGGTGTATTAGCATATCTCCCAAGCAATCCTAAAGCATTTACCTTAGAAGGTTGGTATAAGTTTGACGGCGTTCCATCCAGTAAAAGTTGTATGTTTGCACACAACAGACCAAGCACAGGATATGGCAACGGAGAATGGTTTGTGACCTACAACTATGTGCTGAACGATTGGAGTTTGAATATTAAAGACAACTCAGGAACAACTGTGACTCGTATCAACTCTACAGCAAACGATCACGAAGATACAAACTGGCATCACCTTGCTGTGTGTATGGAAATTGGTGGTTATGCAAGAATGTTTATAGATGGAACATTAGAAGAAGAAGTTGATATATCTGGATATACCTTTACTGATTGGACAGCAACTCTCAACAGAATATGGTTAGGACATTGGTATTCAAGTGCCAACAATCACGAATGCTATTATGACGAATTTAGAATCAGTGATACAGTAAGATACACTACAAGTTTTACAGCACCCACAGCACCATTTGTAAATGATGCAAATACATTGTTGCTTTTCCACGCAAATGGCACAAATGGCAGTCAAGTGTTCCGTGATGACAATGGCACAGGTAGAAGTGCTTGTGCTATCGAAGCAGTTAATCAAGCAGAAACCAGCATAGATCAAAGCAAGTTTGGTGGTGCAAGTTTCTTTGGTGATGGCACAGATGATTGTTTAATGGTTCATGCACCTGGACATTTTGATTTTGGCACAGGTGATTTTACTTGGGAAGCATTTGTTAGATATGATTCTACAGCATCTACCAATATGAAAATTATTGATTTTAGAAGAGGCGGAACTAATGGCACAGGCGAAACAGTATTTGATTTGAGTAGTTATAAATTGAGATATTTTGTTGGTGGAGTTGGCAATGCAATTTTAGGATCAACTGTTTTAAGTCAAGATACTTGGTATCATGTTGCTTTGGTAAGAAATAGCGGCACAACTACAATATACTTAGATGGCACAAGTGAAGGCACATATACTGATACACAAAATTACAACAACACAAGTTCAGCAAATGGTTACGGTGCAACTATTAGTATTGGAGCAAACAATGTAGGAACGGCACAAGAATGGAATGGATACATTGATGAAGTTCGCATATCTAACACAGCAAGATACACCAGTGGATTTACAGCACCAACAGAACAATTCCAAAATGATGCAAACACATTATTGCTATTGCACATGGATGGAACAGATGGTTCAACGGTATTCATAGACGACAATGGAAAACATCCACCAGCATAAGGAGCAATAGATGACAATTCCTACAACACAAGCAGGCACAACCAATGTAGACGAAGGCACTGACAAAATTAGTCTTGCTCGTCCAGACATAAAACAAAACATTGACAATGTGAATGAAATTATAGATCATCTTGACACAGGACAATGGACCAATCAGCAGTATGTTTTAAAAACAACAATAACTGGGGTTGACAGTGCTGGTGATATTGATTGGGATCTTGATGACAATCAAGTAGCAGAAGTCACGCTAAGTGCAAACTCTACTCTTAACAATCCTACAAATAAAAAATCAGGTGCAACATATGTTTTAATTGTGAAACAACCTGTAGGTGCAAACTATACACTTGATTTCAATTCAGACTACAAATTTGCTTTTGGAATTGCACCTACTATAACAGCAACTAATGGCGCTGTTGACATACTTACTTTTATTAGTGATGGAACAAGTATGTTTGGTGGTATTCAGCAGGACTTTTCTTAATGCCTTGGGTCAATCCTGCACTTTTTGGCGGCAGTGGTGGTAGTTTTGACACTCTGTTTGAAATAGAAGTTAACACAGGTGATGGCACAAGTGGAATTACCGCTCAAAGTTTTGGCGGCAATACATTCAGTGAAAATGGTGATCCTAACAACAATTTTGCACCACAAACTGTAGCAACAAATTCAGACAGTGTTGAAGTTAACAATCTAGGCAATTATCTAATAACTGTTGTAAGCAACACATTAACATCGGAGTTCACTACTGGATCAATATCAGTTGACCTACGCTATCATGGATATGATAACCTTCTGAATCAGTTTCAAGCTGGCACAGGCACACAAATTTTAAGGTTCATTGATAACAATGTAACGCAAACAACTACAGGACCTATTACTTTTAATTTTACAGATTTGTCAGCCCTTGCAAGAATTGAAAACCATTTAAATATTACTTTTTTTGCAACAACAGTTAGACCTAATGTTACAGGCAGGCTATTATTGGGCTTTTTAAAGGTATAATTACAAAAGGCTACTAAATATGTATATCGCGATTAACAAATTACACAAAGGAGATCTCTTATGAGTCAAGCAAGTGATTATTTAGAGGACAAGTTATTAGACCATGTTCTCAGAAATGTAGCTTTCACGTCACCAAGTGCAGTCTATGTAGGACTGTTTACAGAAGGTGACAGTGCAGGCGACAACACGGACCTTTTAGAAGAAGGAACGCTAACAAACGAAGTGGCTGGCAACGGTTATCTACGCAAGGCAGCAACATTTAGTGCGGCAAGCGGTGGTTCAATTACCACAAGCGGCAACATTACTTTTGATCCTGCAAGCGGTGGTAACTGGGGCACAATCACACATATTGCTATCATGGACAGTTTACAGGATGATAGTGCTGGACAGGGAAATGTTCTGTTTTACGGTGCGTTGACCACTCCAAAAACTATTGAAGATGGCGACACTTTTCAGATTACAGCGGGCAACCTGACAGTCACATTGGCATAATAGGAGACAATTCCTATGGCCCAGTATGTAATACTGAATGATGATTATCTTGACAGCGGCTATGTAGAATCAGGATTTGTAGGCACTGACAACGACTTATATGTTGCAAGTGGTTATATTCAAGATACTATACAAGGCTCAGCAAGTTTATCTGCACAAGCAACATTAACTGTTGCAGGCGGACTTGTTCAAGATGCAACATCAACAATAGATTCAGCATTTACTGTATCAACAGATGCAGATGTTATTGCTGATGCTATAGGAACCTCTTCATCTTCATTTACTGTTTCTACAGATGCAGTAAAAACAGTTGATACTGACAGCGGTATATCAACAGCAACTAGTGCAACTATAACAGCAGTAAAAACAGTTGATGCTGATATTACAACAATAAGTGCATTTAGTTCAAGCATAGATGCAAACGCAACTGTTTCACCAGGACTTGATGTAAGCACATCTGCAACTATATCTACTACAGCGGTTAAAACTGTAGATGCTGTTATATCATTAAACGCATTCCAATCTCATCCTACTCTATGGAGCGATGATATAAGTTGGAATGATCCTAATGGCACTATTTGGGGACCAATGGTCCAAGTATCTGCTAATGTTTTTGTAAATGGTGAATCAAGTGCAAACAGTCAATTTACACTTACAGCAGATGGCGATGTCACAGCAGTAGCAGAAATTGCTCCTGCGGCAGTAGCAACAGTTGCAGTATCAGGAACAAAAGATGTTCTAGCAGAAGCAAGTATAAGTTCAAATGCCACAGTAGATGCTACGGCACAACTAAGGGGTGATGCTGTAGTTGATATAAGCAGTATAGCATCAGTAGTTGTAAGTGGTATATTCCAAGTAGCAGGTTATCCTGAAGCAATAGGTGGCGAATTTACAGTCACAGCAGACGGTGATACTATTGCAGATGGTGTTGCTATAAATGCAGGTGTATTTGATCTTCAATCTACACCAAGTAGAACTCGTCCATTTGAAGCAGATATTTCAAGTGCATTTACAGTATCAGCAACAGCAGAAGCAACAGCAGAAGGCGTTTCAATTGTTGCTAGTGCAGGCACACTTGATATAACCGCTGTGAAAACAGCAAGAGCAGTTGAAACACTTGATGGTGTGTTTGACAGTGATTTCAAAGGCGGCATACTGTTTGGCGGTATAATTGATATAACAGGATTTACTAGTGTCGTAAGTGCTCTGACAATATTCAATATTGATCCATTTAGGGTATATCCTGTAGATGTAGAGTCAAGAACACTAGAAATTGTTGAAGAATTACGCATTTACAAGCCTAAATCTGAAACACGAATAAATACCATAGCAGATGAAAACAGAGAATACAAAGTTAAATCAGAAACAAGGACCATTGAAACACAACCTAATCCGTTGATTGAAACAGATGGCATATTGGATAGGAGACAAGGATAATGGCTGACGGACAATCACTAACAGGATTTCAACAAGATAGAGCAGGCGCTTTTATTGAAAAAGATCCTTATGCCGTGCTTGACTATAGTTTGGATTGGCATAATTGGATGCCATCAGGTGAACACATTAGCACTGTTGCAGTCACAGCAGAAACTATATCAGGAGATGCGGCTCCATTAACAATAGATTCAACAACAAATACCAATTTTATTGCTACAGCTAACATCAGCGGCGGCACTGTTGGTAATATCTACAATGTTGAATATAGAATTGTTACAGACAATTCAAAACAAGATTCTAGAAATTTTAGAATCAAAGTAGTAGAGAGACAACTATAATGACAGATCAAGAACCAAGAAAGACAAACAAAAAATACAAGACAATTGACAGAGACCTTGTGTTTCGTTTGGCGTGTATTCAGTGTTCAGATCAAGAAATTGCAGAAGTAGTTGGCGTAAGCGTAGACACACTACGCAGAAGATTTATAAAAATATTAGAACAAGGCAAACAAGAAGGCAGACAATCACTAAGGCGAGCAATGTATGAAAAGGCAATGAATGGAGACTCTAGGCTACAAATCTTCTTGTCAAAACAATATCTTGGAATGCGTGATACACCTGAAGACGGAGAAGCAAAGGCACCATTGCCTTGGGAGGACTAATTGGCACTGAGTGAAGCACAAAAATCTATATGTGATAGTGACAAGCGTTTTAGAGTAGCAGTCACCGGACGCCGTTTTGGCAAAACACATGTTGCAATGCGTGAACTTGCTAGATTTGGTGCAGTCAAACAAAATTCATTGGTTTGGTATGTTGCACCAAGTTATAGAATGGCCAAAGGTATTGTTTGGGATCAACTCAAAGGTAGACTTAAAGATTTGCGTTGGGTAGAACAAACCAACGAAGCAGAATTAACTATGAGATTAAAAAACGGATCAAAGATATGTTTAAAAGGTGCAGACTCACCAGACTCATTAAGAGGTGTGGGCTTAGACTTTCTTGTTATGGACGAATTCCAAGACACAGATCCAAGGGCTTGGACAGAAATCCTACGCCCTACACTATCTGACAAACATGGCAATGCACTGTTCTTAGGAACACCAAGAGGTGTAGGAAGTTTCAGTCATGAAATGTATTCTATGGCACAAACAACTGATGACTGGGATAGTTTTTCATATAAAACAATAGATGGTCAACAAGTTCCTGCATCAGAAATTGAAGCGGCAAAACGCGACATGGATCAGAAAACATTTGAACAAGAATATTTGGCAACATTTAACACCTACTCGGGTGTTGTTTACTACAACTTTGATAGAGAACATAGTGTAGTGCCTTGCAATGGCATGCCTACAAGAGAAATACATGTTGGCATTGATTTCAATGTTGATCCAATGAGTTGTGCAATCTGCGTGATTGAAGGCAACACATTATATTTTATAGATGAAATCTGTATGCGTGGCTCAAATACAGATGAAGTGTGCGATGAACTAAAAAGAAGGTATCCGCAGTCAAGAATAATTATGTATCCAGATCCTGCAGGACGCCAAAGAAAGACATCAGCGGGAGGGCGAACTGATATCTCAATTTTGCAGAATGCAGGATTTGGTGTCCAAGTAAGAAATGCACACACACCTATAAGAGACAGAGTCAACAGCGTAAATGCTAAATTGAAAAACACACAAGAACTAAGAACCATGTTTATAGATCCTAAATGCAAGCAGATTATAAACAGCTTAGAAAGAATGGTATACAAACCAGGAACATCCGTTATTGAAAAAGACGGAGAGTTGGATCATATGGCAGATGCAGTTGGATATTTGATTGACTTCTTATATCCACTAAGAACTGACTATGAATCCTCTACACCACAGCGTTGGGCATTCACTGGTAATAACAACACAAGGAGATGGAACTAATGCCCTACATAAGAGATAGAGTAATTAAAGGTGATAGTCGCAACAATGTGCAAATGATATTGGCGGCACATGATGCGTATAAATTTTATTTAAATCGTTGGACTTTTTTAGGCGATAGTTATAATGGAGGATATGATTTCTTCATGGGACGCTATTTAGAGCCTTACTACTACGAAAGTAGAGAAGACTACGAAAAAAGATTAAGAATGGTAGCAGTTGATAACCATGTGAAATCAATCACAGGTATCTACAACAGTTTCTTATATCGCAGAGATGTAAAAAGAGATTACGGTAGTCTTAGTGGACCAGCACTAGATTCATTTTTAGATGATGCAGATCTAGATGGTAGAAGTTATGATGCATTTATGAGAGACTTGAGTGCATACACAATGGTATATGGCAACTGCTGGGTTATAATTGATAAACCAACTACACAGGTCAACACAAGAGCAGATGAATTAGAACAGGGCATCCGTCCTTATGTTTCAATCTTTACACCAGATAATGTTATGGATTGGAAATATGAAAGAAGTGCAAGTGGTGCATATACTCTAACTTACCTAAAAGTCAAAGAAGAAATTATTGATGACAGACAGTATATTAGAGAATACACACAAGATGAAATCAATGTTTACATGATTGACGGTGATGAGAAAACTGGTGATTTAGAATATAGTATGCCCAACACACTTGGCAAAATTCCTGCTGTATGTGTGTATGCTCAAAGAAGCAACATCAGAGGCATAGGTGTTTCACCAATGGGCGACATTGCAGATATACAAAAAGAATTGTATGAATTGAATTCAGAGATTGAACAGATTGTAAGACTAACAAATCATCCTAGTTTGGTAAAAACTGTAGACACAGAAGCAAGTGCAGGAGCAGGATCTATTGTGCAATTACCACAAGGTTTAGATCCAGGTTTAAAACCCTATCTTCTACAACCAGACGGAGCAAGTATTGAAAGTGTTCTTAGCACACTTGAAAGAAAAGTTGACAGCATAGACAGAATGGCTTGTTTGGGTGGTATCCGTTCAATTGAAAGTAGAAGATTATCAGGTATTGGTTTACAAACTGAATTCCAAATGCTTAACGCAAAACTTGCAGACTTTGCAATGAACCTAGAACACGCTGAAGAACAAATATGGCGTTGTTGGAGTTTGTATCAAGGCGAAGTATGGCAAGGCAATATAGAATATCCAAGAAGTTTTTCAATTCAAGACAAGGTTAACGATATACAAATGTTGAAAATGGCCAAAGAAAGTGCTATTGCAGATCAACAAATTGTAAGTGAAATAGATGCAAAGATCTATGAAACAATATTTGAAGAACCTTATGAACCAGAGCAGAGCGTGAGGGCGTTGCCTAATGATATGATTCATAATCCTATCACTGGTGTTCAGGATTTAGTTCAACACATGCGTGACATGGTATCTCAGGGTTATACTAATGAACAAATATTAGAACTTCATCCCGAACTTGCAACATTGTTTGGAGCAACTGATGGGTAGATATGTCTCTGACATACCATACTATATTGAGGGCACTGAAGCAAGACTTAGAGAAGTGTTGACAGAGTATAATGACAACATACACAGATTTGAAACCAAACATTCAAAGCGAGCAGGTGTAAGAGCAAGAAACAATCTGCTTGAACTATGGCATTTGTGTCGTGCAAGACGCAAAGAAATCCTTGAACAAAGCAAAACACAAGCCTATGGTTATTGGGAACATCCAAGTTGGCAAGGAATAGACGATGGCGAATAAAATAAATGAAGGTAGTGAATTTACTATACCTCTAAAAAATCTTCTAAGTCTTATAGCATTCACAGGCATTGCTGTATGGGCTTACTTTGGTATTGTAGAACGCATTGCGTTTCTTGAACACAATTAAAAAATGATAGCTGTAGAAGTAGAAGAAAATGACACGTGGATAGATGAATTTAAACCACCTTCTGAAGTGCAAGATACTATAGCGAGGGTAAGAGAATTAGAACTGAAAGTTAAAGAACTTGAGGTTATAATAAAAAAAGGAGACTAACATGGCTAAACGCGGTGGCAAAAAGAAAAAAGATAAGAAAAATTCTATGCGTGGTGGACGCAAGAAGAAGTAGCATTTGATTGCCGTTTTAAGCGGCTTTTATGCTATGTATTATAAATAAGCATATACTGTCTAAGAGGGCAGGGAGTAGAACTCAACTCAAAACGAAAGAGGTTAATTTATGAACGCAGAAACAGCGGTAAACGAAACGGAGACAACTGCTTCTCCAAATGAACAGCAGGCAACGACACAGGAAGCAAAACAAGAAAACCTTCTATCACAAGACGAAGTAAATCGTATAGTGGCAGAAAGGGTAGCTAGAGAAAAGACAAAATTTGAAAAGAAATATTCAAATGTTGACTTGAATCTATACAACGAACTGGTAGAGAAACAAGAGGCACAGCGCCAACAGGATCTTGAACAGCGTGGTGAGTATGAGAAGTTATTGAAGGAACAAGCTGAAAAGTTTAATTCTAAAATTAACCAATATCAAACTGAACTACACTCAATCAAGGTTGATGGCACACTCTTAAACGAAGCCAGTGCAAGCAAAGCAATTAATCCTCAACAGGTAGTGGCTTTGTTAAAAAATCAAGTTCGTCTAAATGAAGCAGGCGGAGTTGACGTTGTAGATGCAAACGGACAAGTGCGTTATGATGACAATGGAAATCCATTATCACCTAACAACTTGGTAAAAACATTTCTTGCCGACAATCCTCATTTTGTTTCAGCAGGACCAAGTGGTTCTGGAACTGGACAAGGTGTAGGGAAACAATCTCCTGTGGTAGACAACGACATATCTAAATTAGATATGAACAACGCGGCACACCGCGATCAATATCGTGAGATAATGAGAGCAAAAGGTGTGAGGCTATAATTGCTATAATAAAGGAGACATAACATGGCAAACGAAGCAACTTCCAGTGTGTTGTCAGAACTGTATGCTAACATCGTGCAATCTGCATTATTCACACTAAATGAACAAACTGTTATCCGTCCATTAGTAAGAAATTACGACATGAGCGGAACACCTGGCTTAACAGCACAGGTTCCAATCTATCCATCAGTATCAGCAGCGGCTGTTGCAGATGGCACAGACCTAACTAACACAGCATTCAACACAACATCAAAAACTATCACAGCAAGTGAAGTTGGTGTAATGGTTGAATTAACTGACTTAGCGGCTGAGTCTGCAACTGACGATGTTGCGGCGGCTGTTGGACGCCAAATTGGTGCGGCTATGGCTGAAAAAGTTGACACAGATCTAGCAGGCCTATTCTCAGGTTTCTCTAATGTTGTTGACAAATCAGGTGCGGCTGTGACTGTTGAAGATATCTTCAAAGCGGCGGCTACATTAAGAGCAAACAATGCAAACCAAAACGGTGGATTTGTTTGTGTGCTACACCCATATCAAGCATATGACATTAAAGCACAATTAACAAACAATGGTGCAACTATGTCACACGCATTAAGTGATGTAGGTAATGCGGCATTAAGAGATGGCTTCCTAGGAAGAATCGCTGGTGTTGATATCTTTGAATCAAATGTAGTAAGCGGTGCTGACAGTGCAGGATCATACTTTGGTGCTGTAATGACTCAGGACGCTCTTGGCTACATGGTTAAGAGAGCAATGAGAATTGAAACAGAGCGTAATGCATCTAAGCGTTCACTTGAAATCGTAGGTTCAATGGCTTACGGAACAAGCGAACTATTTGATCAATACGGTGTTGCAATTCAATCAGACGCAACAGCAGTAATCTAATATTGATTATCTAAGAACATGGAATAGGGCGTCTTTTGATGCCCTATTTCTTTATATCATATAAATACTACTGGATAGAGAAGGACTCTACCAGAAATTGGAGCAGGACTCATGGCTATAACACTCGCACAAATATCTGATGTTACTGAATATGAACCGGATATACTAAATTACGGCGTCGCAGACTTTGACGCTGAACTCACCAAAGCACAGAATGACGTTTTCCGCGACTTGAGAATCAAGTGGTGGCCCACTCAGATGATTGGACTATATGATGTTAAATTCTTAACAGGTGGCGAGCAAGAACCAGATGAAGATTTATACACAGCAAGTCAATTGACAAGAGCTTGTGTATACCATGCACTAGGCTTTCATATCTATCCTAAACTATCACGCTTTGAACCAGACTTAGATGTCTTTGAAAGAAAGATGGAGTTCTATAGAACAGAATATGAGCGTGAATTTGATTTAGTTTTAAGAGACGGTGTAGAATACGACATGGATTCATCAGGAACAGTTCAAGATGATGAAAGACAAGCGACGCATTTCCTACGCCTAAAAAGGTAGTAGGTTATGGCAAGTATTCGCAATGATTTAGCAGATTCAACAGTAGAAATACTGCAAGACATCAGACATCCTCGTCCTGTGTTAGTGACTAGAGAACCGTTTGATGTTGAAAAACTAGCAATAACACAATTTCCAGCAATATTAGTTCAAACAGGAACAGAACAGCGTGACACAGAAACAATGCACACAGCAGGTGTTAGACGTGGCACAATACAATACCTATTGAGAGGCTTTGTAAGAGGCACAGAGTTAGATAAAAAACGCAATGAACTAATAGAAGCAATTGAAGAAAAATTAGACGCTGATAGATATAGAAACAAAACAACCAGCGTTGTTCAAAATTCACAAATCATACAAGTAGATGTTGTGGAAAGATTGTCGCCTTTGGCAGAGTTTACAATGACATTTGAAATAACTTATTATTTCACTAGAGGGACAGCATAGGAGAAACAAATGATTGTTATGAAAAAAGAGAACAGCACAAAAGATGTTTACAATGAAGATCTAGTGCCGTTTTACAAAACAAAAGGTTGGGTAGAGGTAGACATGCCTGCATCACCTGTGCGTGCCGCACTCAAACCAACTAAAAAGGCAAAAAAAGAATTTACTGAAGTCATTGACAATGATGAAAGTGAAACGGTGGATGAGACGCCCGCCGCATACGAAGCGTCCGTTAGAAACGCTATAGAACAAGGAGACTAATATGGCTATATTAACTGGTAATAACGGCGTTCTCAAGATAGATGATGATGGTGGTTCACCAACAGCTATCGCCGCCGTGAGAACTTTTACTTTGGATATCACAAGTGATACCATTGAAACAACAACTATGACAAATGACACAAGAACCTATCTAAAAGGTTTAAGTTCATTCTCAGGTTCTGCAGACATCTATTTTGATGAAGCAGAATTCCCAACAGATGGTAGTGGA